TGTAGATCTTGCATACGCTCTTCATCTTCTGGTGGTATGTACTTACCCCAATCAGAACCTCTAAGTATTGGTTCGTATTTAGGAAACCTACATCGTCTACCTAATAAAGTTTTTATCTGACCTTTTTTAGAACCAGCTTTCATAACTTCATTCATCAATTGTTTTACAAACGGAACTTTTGAATGATACTTATCAAATAACTCTTCTGCTTTAAATTTAGATACACCCAACTCTGCTTGTAGTTTAGCTTTACCCATGCCGTAGAATAAACCAAGATTAATTACTTTAGCTTGTGATCTAGGTATCTCAGCCATTTCTGCAACTATTTTGTGAAAGTCTGTTGAAGGATCTGTATCGTATGAATCTGCAATTGTATTTACAGATGGTAAACCATAACGTAATGCGTAGTGTGCAACAAGTCTTGGTTCCTGTTGCGAGTAGTCAAAACAACCCCACTTGCAACCTTCTTCCGGTATAAATAAACTTCTAATCATAGGACCTAAAACAGGATCACGTGCAGGTATTTGTTGTAAGTTTGGATTAGAATATGAGAAACGTCCAGTAATTGTTCCTCCATCATCAGATCTAATTTGATTTATCTCTGCATGAATTCTACCTTTGTGTTCGTGTTTTAAAATTGTATCTATAAAGGTTGTATTAACCTTGTTTATTTTTCTAGCTTCTGCTATCTTTTGAATTATAGGATGTTCATGATTCGAAAGGAAATTCTTAGTAAATGAAGGCGCACCAGTTTTTTCAGTTGTTTCAAAAGGTAGTTTCAAATGTTCGAAAACTTTTTGAATGCTACGTGCGGCCCATATTTGAGTTTCTAATCCTGTCTCTATTTTTACTTGGTGGATTAATCTTTCTTCTTGTGTTGTTAATTCTTTCTTTAATTGATTCGCTCTTGTCACGTCTACCCGCACCCCTAGGAAGCGCATATCCACTAGGCAAGGGAAAAGATCAGTCTCAAGATTAAAAATTTCTTCGAGATCATTTTCAATAATTAATTTTTTTACATGCTGCCAAAGTTTAAAAGTTAACTGTGCATCTTTTTCAGCGTACGCTCCTACTTCATGCGCAGGTAGTCTCCACATATCAGCTTTAGGATCTAGTCCTCTAGACTTTGCAGCTTCGTTAAGTGCTCTTTCATTTTTACCTTCGTTTAAAAAATGCCAAGACAAAGTATTAAGTGTATATGAAAATCTATTCTCATCTAACAGTGAGCAGGCAATCATTGTATCTACTAGTAAACCATTGATATTAAACCCTAAATTACGTATCCAAGATACGTCATACATAGCATTATGAAATATTTTTGTAGCAGGGCAATCAAGAATATCTTTAAACCACTCAAGAGTCCTAGCTCTATCCATGTTAGGTCCTTCTTGATGAGCTATAGGAAAATACCAAGTATCATTATAAGTAGCTACGGCTATGCCTACAACTTCTCCATTACCTACAACTGCACCAGATCCTTTTGATTTTAAATCTGGATCTCTTGTTTCCAAATCGATTGCAATCTCATCATAAGATCTAAGATCTGGATACTCTGTAGGTTGAACCCATTCTGTCTGTGGTAAAATCATTTTAAATTTTTTAAGACAATGTAAACTATAGTAAGTCCTATTAATAAACAAACCATACTATAACCAAACATACCCAATCCAAAACCAATTGTCATCTTTTCTTCTCCATATCCTTCATTTTAAGTAATTCTAATTGGCAGTAGTGCACTATTTTTTTAATATCCTCTGCCCCTCCTTTTCTCTGATAACGACAAACGTATTTTATAACGTTGCCTTGAAAGAACGATAGATCATTTTTAGAAATAAACTCATATGGCTGAATAGGAAACTTGGTGTAGTGATTTCCGCCAACCTGCGTGTATTGTGGAAACGCCTCATCCAATATATTTTTATCTGTCATAGTTGATACTCCTTTAATTTCTTTTTAGCTCTTAATTTATATATGTTATTTCTTGCTCTCGTTATACCCACGTACCACACTCTATGCTCCTCATCTTGTTTGTCAACACTTAACTTAATTCCTTGTTGTACGGTACGCCCTTGATGTAAAGATAAAATTACATTGTCTTCTTCACCACCTTTTATTGCATGTATAGTTGACAACCATATTCTTGCTCTCTCTTTTAAATTTTCTTTAGATGCAATTAAGTTTCTTAAATATAAAATTTCTTTTTGATCTGCTATAAATTTATCGTACCAGGGAATCTTAGCATCCCAGTTACCTGTAGGTATAAACTCTTTCACTGCATTTATTTCTTTTTCATTTAATATTTCATCCATAGTCCATTTAGTATAAGCAGCTGCTGCTTCATACATACCAACCTTAAAACTTTTACCTTTGTTACTTTGATAATAAAAATTTTTACGTCTTAAGTCTTTCATAATATCTAACAGATTGCTTTTAGTTCTCGTAAGTATAAGCCATTTACCTTTTGTTAAATCAACTTGATTAAGATCAGCTATGTAATGAGATTCACCATCATAATCTCTTGGTAAATAATGTTTTCTTTTTCTAATCCCCTGTATTCTTGTTATAGGATATCTTGCCTCTGCTTGCACAGACATTGATATACGTCTTGATTGTCTTAGTATTCTTTCTTTTGCAGGTTCTTGTACAAATCTTTTTACATCAGCACCTGCCCAGGCATAGATAGCCTGGTCATCATCACCAGCTAAATAAATTTGATCACAGTGTTCTTTTAATTTATCATATAGTTGCCACTGTAATGGTGATAGATCTTGTGCTTCATCAATAAATATAGCTTTAAATCCTGGTATTTTATCAGAGTTTATTACAGATTTAATTATGTCGTTAAAATCGTGTAAACTATTTTTCTTTTTATAAATTTGTAAATTTTTATAAATATGATCTAGCGTATCAAAATCTTTAATTTGTTTTTTATCATGTTCATTAAGATCAAATTCTTTTCTAATAGTAATATCTTTATTGATTGCTCTCTGCAACATTTGAAAGTATGGATTATTACAAGTTAAAAAATGTGTCTCTTCTTCGTTATACTTGTCCGTAAATGAAACACGTATATTTAATTTTTTACCTAAATCTTCATAGTGATATGGTTGTATGATATCTTCCTCGTTTAATCCTAGTAAGTGATAACAAAATGCATGCAATGTTTGAAAGTATGGCACTTCTTTTTCAGATACATTAATTCTTTTACGTGCTTCCTCTGCAGCTTTTCTAGTAAATGCAAAGTATCCTATCTTATGCAATGGCACACCTTTACGTTCGTATGCTTTTACACGCCTAATTAATCTAAATGTTTTACCTGTACCAGGTGGTCCATAAATTTTATTGATCTTGTGCATCGGCTTGTTTAAATCCATCCTTTAATGATCCACTCCAGCCATATGATCCATGGTGCGTGGTTTGACCATCAACGATACCATGAAATTTAAATCCTGATTTTCTAATCAGATTACAAAAATTAGTATCCTCCCCCCACCAAGTGCCATCTTTACTAAAAGTTGTATCCCAAAAATTATAAAAATAGGTATTGGCTTTTTCAGATATAATTTCTTTTTGTTTTATTTTTAAGTGTGGATTATCTTTTATTAGTTTTTCATAAACCTTTCTATGAATTAAGGTTAACCCTGCAGGTCCAACTTTTAATTCTACAATACCTTTTTCATCTATTTTAATATCTAAAGGATTATCAAACTCCACAGAGAATTTTACTACATTGTCTTGTGTTTTCTTTCTGTATGGCACACAGATAGCATCCTTTTGAGATATGATCATACGTCCTACAACGTCTGGTTCAAACTCCATATCTGAATCTACAAATAATTGATAATCAAAACCAGATTCTAAAAACATTGCAGTCAATACATTTCTACCATAACCTACGTATGGACATTTAAATGTTCCTATTTCTGCTTGTATTTTTGCAAGAGTAAATTTATTAAACAACTTAACCAACGATAGACAAGTTGATACTTGCATTAAATCATATGTTGGCATCGATATATAAACACTAGGTGCTTTCGTCATACTATATTCTCCTTATCTTCTATTTCTATTAGTTCATCGGGAATGTCTTCTTTTTCTAAACCTTCTTTTGGAAGTTTTAAAACTCTTAATGGTGGAAACGATTCTTCGTTATCACCTTTTGGAAATCTTTTTTGACAATCAAACTCACCTTTAAAATATTGTTTAATCATAGTTGCTGTTCTTGCTCTTTCTTGAGTCCAGTCTCCACGTTTTAATTCATCATAAAATTTATCATATATAAAATAAAAATTTTGATCTTCTAATAATACAGCGCCACTTTTAAACGATGCATATGTTCCAGCATTTGGTCCGTTAACATAATCAAATAATTCTTTTTTCAACATATCTATTGGGTTTGTACCTGCAGGTGGTTGAATTGTTTCCATGGTTGCCCATAGTCCATTTAACACATTCTGATATTCTTTTTCTTTAATACTAGGTGGATACGTCGTAGTGTGATCTGCAATCAAACTACGCATTTGTTTCATCTCATTAAATTGTTTTATACTTTTTGCATGCACCTGCACTATCTTATCTGCAGCCACCTCAACATTAAAAAAATATTCATGATCTGGTTTATACATAATTCTAATTAAACCCGATACTGATGGCCACTGCGAATCAAAGTGACCACCAATACCAAACTTTCTCTTAAGACATGTGCCCCTCGCACAATAAGATGAAATAGGTAAATCATTACATTTAAAACCTGCTGTATCTTTTTTCCAATACTTAATCTTTTCTTCTACTTTACCATCACCCCAGATCTCATCGTAAAGAATATAATTTCTAGCTGCTTCTAATACTTTCTTTTCCCAGTTCTCACTAAATTTCTTTTTAGCAAACACCATGTAGTTATATAAAA